TCAATATGAAAAAAGTTATACAAAGAGTAATTAAATTAGTAAATAAATCTCAGTTTGACTGGTACTTTTTCTTGACGTAGTACCAATTCCTTCTTCTTGAAGTTCTGCAATGGACTTTGGTTCAGCAGAATCACAAATGATTTTCTGTCCACCATAACCCTTGTCTTTGATTGCCTGTGCAATGATTTTGTTGGTCACACCTGTCTTGTACCATTCATCAAAGACATAAATCTTCATTGCTACATTGTCTATCATCAGACAAACAAATGCATTTGGGTCAGTAAAACCAAAGTCAAGACCAAATGCAGCTTTGATTCCTGGGATTGCTCTGACTGCATCAATGTCAAAGTCTTCAAATCTGACTTTTTCATATATCAGACCTTCTGCAATGCCCCATTCACCATCACCTTCAATTCTGTATCTTCTTGGATTGTTCTGTTGCATCTTCAAGAAGATGTTTCTGTCTGCATCATCCAACCATTCATTTTGCTTCCAGGTTGTTGTCTTTGTGAAGATGTCATCATCTATCACATCAAAGAACCTGGGTTTCAACCAGGATGTTGCAGACCATGGATTGAATGTCAGGGTTATCTGCTTGAAATATCCATCAGGCACTTCACCACGAATGGACATATCAAGTTTGTTGAAGTCATCTTCATTGCTGATTTCATAGGCTTCTTCAATCCATACAAAGCAAAGAACACCATAATCAACAGAAATGGATGTGATTTTCAAACCATCATCAAGACCCCTGAACAGAATCTTCTGTCCTGTGGACTTCCTGACAATCTGCATGGGTGAAACAGTGCAATCAAAAAAGGCATCCAAACCCAACTTGTGAATTGCCCATTTCAAATCTGAAAAGACAGAATCACGCAAGGTGTTTGAATACCTTCTGACACACAAACCATTTGCAAGGGGATATTCCATCAACCTATAAATCATGTTCAAGGCTGTGGTCTTTGATTTCTTTGAACCTCTGCTTCCCTTGCATACTCTGTATCTTTGCTTTGTATTCCAAAAATCAGCATAGTTCTTTCCAACTGCTTCCTGCAATGATACCTTCATAGCATCACCTATTCTTTCAGGTCATTCACAAGAACAACTGGTTCAACTTCCAGGTTCACATTCTCTTTGAAAAGACCATATCTTCTTCCAAGCAGTTCAGCAGCTTTCAATCTTTCTTTTTCATCAGGTGCTTTGCTCATTCTTCTTGCATCAGAACAACCATCACCAGTTCCTTCAATCACAACAATTTCTGCCTGGGATTCACCACGCATGACAGATGTCAGGTATTCCATGACTTCCTTTGCATCAGCAGTCTTTTCAGAACTGATTTTGTCAAGCTGTTGATTGATATATTCCTGAACCTTAGCAATTCTTAGCAATTTAGCAGCACACACCGCAGCAGAACTGTCTTTCTTCACATTTGGATATGCAGCCTTATATGCCCTGGTTGCATTGCAATCAATCAAATATTCATCACAAAACTTTCTTTGCTTATCAGTCAAATCACCTGTCACCTGCCTTTCATCACATAAAAATAAGACACCCCTTCTTCAAAGGATGTCTTATTGACCTAACATTTCATGTTATATTATATATAACATGAGTGGTGGGATTCAAGCAGACTGTGGTGGGAACATCAGGTCAAAAGCCTGCAATGCAGCACCATGAAGTTCTTTCACATACTCATATGAAAAACACATTTCCTGGGATGCTTTTTTCAGGGTCTTATCATCAACATACACAAGATACAAAACATTCTGATGCTTTTCTTCTGCAAGCTGATGAATCTGATTGATAATCTTCACCCTTGTATTCACAAACCTGGTCTTCATGTCTTCAAGCCTTTGTTCTTCTTCATCAATCTGACCGAATATCTTTGCAAATTTGTCAGGGTCAGGGGAACTTTGAATTCTTTCCTTGTCATAACTGATTCCTGCAATGGTCAATGAATCCCTTAATCTTTGAATATATTCTTCCTGCTTCCTGATATTCTGCTTCTGTTCTTTTATCTGCAACAAATATTCCTTTGCTGTCACCTTCACACCTTCTTTCTGAAAATTCAAGACCTGTGACATCTTGGATTTCTTGAAAAAAGCCTGAAAAGCCTTGAAAATCAAGGGTTTTTGCAGTTTAATTGAAACTTAAAATTCAACATCTATCTCTTTTTATCTATTATAGATATTTTTTAGAGAATCATTAAATTTTAATCATTTTTTATTTTCATATATCCTTAAATAGAATATATCTTGAACATCTTGAATTTTCCCATAAATTCAAGGCTTTCAGGCTTTAACATCTTGAATTTTATCTTGAATTTTTATCTATATATCTTTAACTTTTGAAGCATACATGTCTGCTGTGTGAGTGAAAAGCACTGACTGATATTTTCTGATTGCTCTGTCAAATGCATCCCATTCACTTGTGACATAAGCACCCATGTGAAACCTGATGCACAACATTTCTTCTTCTGTCAGGGTCATCACCTGTGACAGCATCATCACCGACTTGTCACCATGACCTGCAAACATAGGTGCAGGATTGTATGTCCACTTTGGGTCTTTGCTGATGGGTGAACCACTTCCCATGACCACCACATCAGATGCATTTTCATCTATGTAGTCATCCAGTTTGCAAACATCATGAAGCATCCCAACAATGTATGGTGATTCAGGTCTTGTCCAAGGGATGTCAAACTTCTGTGTCATTTCCACAAGAACCTGTGCAACCATCATGGAATGTTCAAACAGACCGCCTGTGTGGTTGCCATGGTGCTTGATTGCAGCAGGCTTCACAAAGAATCCCTGACAAATCAACCAGTCCATGGTGTCAACATTGATGATGGGTCTTTTATGTATCTGCATAAAATCAAGAAACTGTTGCTGTGCAATTTTATCATTCATTCTGTCCATCCCCTTCCTTGAAGAACACCATGCTTTTAGTTGTCAGAAGCACTGGTGGAACAACTGCACCCTGAATGTAAAGATAAACCCTTCCACCATTGTTCTTGATGTTTTCCAGGTCTTCTACATCCAGTTCCCAACAGCTTTCAACACCCATTTCCTTGTTATCAACATTTTCATATTTTGTGACTGGAAGGTCATTGCAACCTTCCAGTGTATAAACAGCATTTGTTGTTTCAGTTTTAACTGGTTTCATCTTTCACATCCACCTTTCTGTCTTAACTGCATGTATTCTTTGTATGGAAGACCACACATTTCTGCTGCAACATGCAGTGCTTTTTTCTTATCACCAAATGAACCAAACACTGGAACATATGGAAAACCAACCTGATGACAGTACCACTGACCACCCTTTTCTTTGCTGACTGTATATCCTAATTTCATCTGAATTCCTTTCCTGTTTTCTTGTCCTTGAAGGTAATTCTTCCAACCACTTCAAATCCTGCCAAGTGTGCAGCTTCCCTGACAATGTGCATCAGGTGTCTGATTCTTCTTTCCTGTTCAGATTCTTCCCTGACAATTTCTTTTGTTCCATAATATGCAGTTGGGTCAGGATAACCTTCACTGTTGTATTTATTCATTGTTTACAAATTTCACCCCACATTCCTGATAAATCAGGTCTGCAAACTGTTCCAGTGTCAAATCACCATTTGAAAAATCTGTATAGACATCAATCATTGCTTCACAAAATTCAGGAAGTCTTTTCTTCATGCCCCATCCATATTGTTCTTTCAGGACTTTCACTGGAATCCCAAGCAGAAGAATCATTGCTGTGTTCACTGCCTTTTCGCTTGCTTCCTGTTTAATTTTCTTGATGTCAGACTGCTTCATGTTGAAGACTGGTTCATGTGCCACTGGAAGACCTTTCTTTTGTGCCATTCTTCTTTGCTGTCTGTTCATATCATCACACCACCAAATCATCAAAGACCACTGGAATCAGATTCTTCATGTCTTCAAGAAGTGGAACAGCAACTTCAAGCATCTGTGGGTGTGGCTTTCCAGTTGTTCCCAAGGCACGAAGTTTGAAAAAGTGTCGCCATTCACGAAGATTTGCGGTCATGACCACTTCTGTCTTCAAGCTGTTTGGAAGAACCGCCCTTGCCTGCTGTGGTGACAGTCCAAAATCAAGCATCTTGAAATATGCATCTTCTGCCTGCTTCATGGATTCTTTCCAAATGTTCCAACCTTCTGACTTGTATTCCAAATAATCAGGAATGATGAATGTGATTTCTGAACCAAAGTCATCCTTTGAATAATTGCAGTATCTTGTTGATTCCTGTGCAAAGGATGCAAGTCTGTGTCTGACAAGTTCATGACTGATTCCCCTGTCAACAATAAACTTCACTGTGACTGATGCATGTTCAAGCATTGCTTCATGTCCTGATTTGATAAGTCCTGCAACTAACTTTGCAGCAGAACCTTCCTGAATCTTTCCTTCTGACTTGTAACAAGTTCTTGCAGCAGCTTCAATCTTCTGCAACACCTTCTGTCCATCAAAATCCTTATAAATCTGTGTATATGCTTTAATTGCCTGCATTCTGTTCACCAATCCTTTCTGTTACACTGTAAATCATAATTTCCTTAATTGTTTTTAATGGAATAAGAATTTTACAATTATTTCTGTCACCCTTTTCAAGTAAAAGAAAAGAACCTTCTTCTGAATATCTCCATATACCATCAAAATTTGATGTATTTCCCTTTTTATCTATGATAGTTATTCTAAATAACATTCCATTAGTTGCTTCATCAAACATTTGTATCACCTATCCTTTCAATACATCTGTTGACCTTCTGCTTCATTACTTCCTGCACTTCATCTTCACACGCAAGCAGGAACACCACCTGGTCAAGCACCAGTTTGACATCTGCCAGTTCTTCCACAAGATTCTGTTCAATGTCATAACTTGACAGCTTCTTTGATACTGGTTGACCCTGACCATGGATTCTGAAATATTTGCAAATTGCCTGTGTCAGTTCTGCCATTTCTTCAATCAACTGCTGCATCTGAACTTCCAGTCCATAATGGTCTGCAACCTTGAACCTTGGGTCTTTCCTGATATATTCCATCAGCATCTTCTGATAGTTGGATGCTTTGTCCAGGTCTTCCTGACCATTCTTCTGTTCATGTCTGTACTGGTATTTATAGGAATTCAGTTCACAAAATGCTTCTGTTTTCCCATAACCAAATTTATCAAGCATTTCTTCAATGCATTCTTTCCTTCCTGGGATGTTATAATGTTCAGGATGAATCACATTTGACATCTTCACTTCACCTTCCTTTTCTTGTTTTTCCATTTCTTTGATGTACCAAACAGCGAAAAATGCACCGCTGATGATTATTGCAAGCACTGCAATCCATGAGTTAATAGCACCGAATGGTGCAATCAGTACAAGTGATAAAAGAGAAAATACAAACCACATGTTGTGATTTTTCATCAATTTCACCTTCCTTTTATTGCTGCTTTGAATTCATACCAGGCATATTTCAGATAAATTTTGAAATTGCACCAATGCTGAACCCTTTTGATTTTCTTCTGCATCTTCTTTTCTGACCATTCCCTACACCATTCAAGCTGTGCAGCATCATCCACTTCATCATGCATCACTGTGTTCCCCCTTTCATTTCATCTGACCAGTCAAATTCTTCACCGCATTTTGAACACCGCTTTGGTCTTTTGTCATAGATATGATTTGGATTCCTTATCAAAGGAAAATGAATTGCTTCTTTGCAGGATGGACAACCAAGATAAAAGTCACCCATGAAGTCATCCTGAATCATTGTTGGTTTTATCACTGAATCACCTTCCCTTTTGGTAGTTTTATTATTTGCCCTGGATATATCAGGTTTGGATTTTCAATCCCATTGATTTCTGCAATCTTGCAACAAACAGGTATTGAAGTTTTTCCATAGTATCTTTTTGTGATATTCCAAAGGCAATCACCTTTTACAACTGCATATTCATCAAAATCAGAACAGTTCAGCATGATGCAGGATTTCTTCTTTGGCTTTTCTTTTGGATAATATGCAGATTCTGCCATTGAACCGCAGTATTCACACCGCTTGCCAATTTCAACTTCTGCACCACAAAGCAAGCATTTCAAGATACATCACTTCCTTCCTGTCTATTTTTAAGATACATTTATGTCAAAAAATTTTGGAAGCATGACTTCAAACATTGCTTCAAATATGTTGACTGGAATTGAATTCCCTGCCTGTTTATATAAAGCACCATTTAGACAATTTGGTCTTCCTGGATGAACAGAAAGTGCAGCTTCAAAATTTTCATCAGAATATCCTTGCAATCGCCAGCATTCCCTTTCTGTCAAATATCTGAAATCACCATCTTCCAGTTCCACAACACCACTGTTTGGACACCTCATTTGTTTGCATGTGATTGTCATTGCATGGTCTTTGATAACTTCAACCCTTCCATTGAATACTGAATCACCTTCTGCAATCCTATTCAACATTGATGGTTGTGTTACAACATAATATTCAGGAACTTCATCTTCAAGATAATTGTCAATGTTTTCCATGGGTTTTCTTTTCATCAGGTCAAAGTCAAATGCTTCACCATCAAGAATTGAAACTGTAAAGACCCTTTGTCTTGCCTGTGGCAATCCAAAATCCATTGCATTCAAGATTTCATAATTGTTTGTATATCCAAGCATCTGCATATATGACAGATACCTGTCAAAATTATGTTTCATATGCTTTGAAAGAACATTCTTTACATTTTCCCAAATCACAACCTTTGGTTTCCATTCACCCATCTGTTCAATGATGTGAACTGTTTCCCACATAAGGGATGACCTTGTTTCTGAACCTTCATCTGCACCCTTTTGATGTCCTGCAATACTGAAATCCTGACAAGGACTTCCATGAATCAGGATGTCAGGTTTCAGATTCCATCCAACCACTGACTGTGTTTTATATTGCAGTTCATCAGCAAACATTGCATTGTATGACCTGACCGCCTTTTCATCAATTTCCACATAATCAATTGATTTCACTGGAACACCAAGATTCTTCAAAGCAACCCTTGGTGAACCAATTCCACCGAACAGTTCAAGAATCTGCAATTTTTGTTCTTCCATGTATTAGTTCACCACCTTCCGAAACAATCTGTATTTTTTCTTGTTGATAACTTTATCTATGACCTTATAACCAAAGGTCTTGACCATCTGTCTGCTGAACTCAATCTTTGACAATGCCTGCAATGATTCAGCAAGACAAAATTCCTTGTATCTGTCATAAACTGCTGATGTTGGTTCACTTTCAATGTCATATTCTTCATCTTCACAATCTTTCATGAACATCAGAAGTGGATTGTTTCTTTCTTCATATTCTTCCAGTTCCTGTTTAATCTTGTTTGATGTTGTGAAGTTCTTTGCTGCAAGAACTCTTTTCAATCCCTGGATTCCAAGCTGAATCAGATATTCCATAGATTCCTGACCTTTCAGGTCTTCTTCAATTCCTGGTCTGAAATTTGGGTCATCAGACTTGAATTTTGCATTGAATGGAACAATGACAAGTCTTCTCATGATTGCCTGTGAATCAGAACCCTTTCCCATTCTTGGAATGTTATTTGCTGAAAACAGCAGCTTGCAGAATGGTTTGAAGTCAAACTTTGGTTGACCCTTTTGTTCTGCATCTATGGTTTCACCAGTGACAACCTTCTTGAACAGTGATGTGTCAGTCACAAATTCATTTGAAATGTCATCACCAATGTTTGCAAGTTTTCCAAACATCATGACTGTACTGAATCGGTCACCCAACTTTTTCAGGTCAAGTGCTGAAATATTCTTTTCTGACATAAGGTTTGACAGTGTTTTCAAGTATGTACTTTTTCCATTGCTTCCTGTTCCTGTCAGAATGAATGCTTTACCGCCTGCAAGGGTGTTTGACCTATACATGCAAGCACCAACAATTTCTTCAAGCAATGACCTGATTTCATGGTCACCACAAGACACATTGTCAAGCATGTTGTCAATCACTTTACTGGATGCCTGTCTGTTAAAATCCCATGGAATCTTGTTTGTAATGACCACATCAGGTGTGAATTCTGAAAAACTGTCAGTCAAAACATTGTAAAGACCATTTCTGAATGCAATCACACATGCAGGTGCAGTCTTTGTGTTATCCCTGATTAAAATATTCAGGTATGCCATGACTTCCTGTCTTTTTGCTCTGTTCAACTGTGGAATGTGTTGAATCATTACCGCTTCAATTTCTTCCTGACCTGAAACATAGATTCCATCTTTATACATATGAAGCTGACTGTTCACCCTGATGATGTGATGATTATTTTTCAGGAACACTGCAAACTTATCAAACAGGAAGGTTGTTCCCTTGTAGAAAATAGGCTTGCTGAATGCTTCATCACGCATGATGACATCCAGTTCATCTTCTGCAAGTGGTTCTTTCAGGACATATTTGTTTATCATTCGCAAACAATCCCTTGCTTCTTCCTTTTCAAAATCTGCTGACTGCAATGTCAGGATGTAATTGAACAATGCCTGATTTCTTCCATCACCTGCATCCATATCCAGGAATTCAGCCTTTCCCCTGACTGGTTTCATCCATTTTGGAATTTCCTGATATTCTTCACCATCTTCCAGGTATATGTCATATATGACTTGTCTTTCTTTTCCATCATATTTCAATATTTCATAACTGTTTTTCACACCAACCTTGATGTCTGCTGTCAAACCAATTGCCAGTTTGCAATGTGTGAAACACTTATCCACACCTGCATTCTTGAACAAAAAGTGCTTTCCCCTGGTTGTTGCGTAAACCCTGCAATTCAATTGAAGGTCTTCCACAATATTCATCAACACTTCTGACTGTTCAAAATCATCAATGTCAACCAGGATTGTTTCTTCATCCAAAATTCCTGCAAATTCAGGAAGTGACTTGACTTGCTCATAAGTCTTGAAGTCTGTTCTGTTTTTGAATTTTTCAATGCACTTTTTGTCCTTGGTTTCAACATAACCTTTGAAAAACATCCTTCATCACTTCCTTTGCTCTAAAATTTCCAAGTGCTTCAAGAACAAATTCTTCTGTCTGATGCATCTGTTGAAATCAGAAATGCATCCTGCATATACTGCTTTGAAGTGTTTGTTCTGTTCCTTCATGTCTGCCAGTTCATCTTTTGTCAATGGAACACCATTTGGATGTTTCCTGGATTCAATGATTGCAGCTGTGTCTGCAACCTTCTGTTTATATTCAACTGCTTTCTTTCCTGAACTGATTCTTCTTTCTTCCAGTTCTTTCACTTTATCCTGGAAGAACTGCTGCATGGTCTGAACAATGTCATTTCTATGTTCAAAATCCAAGTCAACAATCTTCAACAGTTTCTTCAATCGTGCCTGGGATGTTGGAAAGAATGCATCCATATGAATATTCATTTGTCCATTGTCATATTTGATTTGTATATCCATCACATCACCCCAAAATCTTTCAGTCTTTTCTTTGCAAGTTCCACATACCAGTCTTTGTCCAGGTATGCAGGACATCTGACATCAGTCATGTTTTCATTGAACATGAAACAGTGTTCAGGACTGGATGCAATCTTTTCAGGCTTCCCTGTTCTGATTGATACCTTCTTCACACCTGCATCTGCTTCCCTGGTAGAAGCAAACACCCTGATGCATTTTTCTTTTATCGGTTCATCACCATGCAAGATGGTGGAATATTTACTTGTTATCTTTGTGACCATCTGAAATTCTTTCAGTTCATCACAATTATGAATGAATCTTTCCACTGGAACATTCTTGACCATGTATTCAACCAATGCATGATTCACAATAGGAAAATCACCATAATCAAGATTTGACAGCTTCTTCACATAAGCACCCTTTGATTTGATATGTCCATCAGGTGCAACAATGATGTAATTGTTCACATCCTTCTGAAATACTTTTCTGTATTCATCAAATTCCAGTGTCAGACCTGTTCTTTGTTCCCATTCCCACGCAATATCATCAATCAGGTTGAACCATTCTTCTTCATCCTGTCCATCAGGCATCTTTATCAAAATACCATCTGTGTTGGACTGAATCAGTTGTGCATAAGGTTCAATGTGTTCAATCAGGTCAAGCAGAAGAATCTGTCCATATACACAAACCTTGTTGGACATCAAAGGGTCATACAAGTCATTGTTCTTGTCCTTTAATACACCATAGGTTGAATTCAACACGATTTTCAGAACCGCCTGCAATGGGTCTTTTTTCTTTTTCAGTTCCAGTCTTTCATGATAGATGTCCACAAATTTCTGTGGGTCTGCAATGTTTCTTGAATGCAGGTTATATCTAATCATCAAAGAAGGATAAAGGGAAGCAACATCCATCATCAGATAATATCCTTCACCACTGTATTGTTCCAATGCCCCATGAACACCGCCCCATGCAAATGTGTGTGGGCATCCTGCAACCATCACTGAATACTGGTTTTTTTCAGGCTGCTTCTTGCCTGGAATGTGTCTGTAATAACATCTATTATCAGGGTTTGAATACCAGTCCAAAACATCCTTGTATTTCTTCACCTGGTTTGTGTCAGGGAAGTCAATGTCAAATTCATCCCCCCTGTCACCCTGTCGGTGTGCATCCAGGACAATTGCTGTCAACTGTGGTTTGGTCTTTGAAATCAAGGACAGGTCAAGTGGTTTGCCCTTGCAGGCAAGTTTCACCAGTTCCAACCTTCCATTGAATTCTTCTTTTCTCTGCAAGAACACTTCAATGGTCTGTTCCACATCATGCACACAATATTTCACTGTTTCAGCAATTTCTGCTTCTGTCAGTTTCCTGTCAATGTCAAATGGAACACCAGTTTCTTTGATGTTGTTTCCCATGCTTCCTTCAAACCACTTCAATCCTTTGTCCAGGTTCAACATCACATCATAATTGTTCAATGGAATGTTGCGAAGCAGTGAAGAAAACTTCCATCCAGGATTGCCTTTGACAATGATGAAGTCATTGATTCTTTTTGGGTCAAATCCACAAAGAATCCCTTTCAATATGTACTGGTCATAATGATTTGAATTGAAACCAACCCAAATGTCATTTTTCTTTGCCTGATACAATTCATCAAGTTCTTCCTTGTTGTTGATGATGACATGCTGCTTTTTCTCTGTCATATCAATCACTACAACCAACCAGTCATATTTGAAGACTTCAAAGTCATAAAACAGCATTTTCTTCACCTTCCTTTCAATTTGGTATCTTCCCAAGATACAAGATTTTCAAAAAAAATTTGCATCCTGGGAAGAACCTGTTTCAATTACTCAAGAACAAATACTTCTGTGATTTCAAAGTCACTGAAATCCTTGTTCTTCTTGTTTGCAGTGTACTTCAAAGCATATTCAAAGTTGTCTGCAACTGCTTCATAGATGTCCATAAGTAATTCAGAATACTGCTTGTATGTCTTGAATTCCACAACAGGCATGTCTGCACCCATTTCTTCAACCATCTTGCGAAGCATTTCATTGCAGTTGTGAATCTGAAATCCCTGGGTGATAACCTGATTATAGAAAATCATGCTGCCCTTGTACTCACCATCAGAAACAATCTTGAACCAAATGCTGACCATAGGGTCACCCTTCTTGGATGCTTTCAGTTCCATCTGCTGAACTGCAACTTCATAATTGCCATGTGGAACTTCCTTGTAATTTCCACCGCCACCATTTGCAGCAGCTTCTGCAACATCCTTCTGCAATCCTTCTGTGTCAATTTCCTTATCCCATCTGCTGAACATATCCTGTGCCATAATTTTTCACCTTTTTAACCTTTCTTAATTTAATGTTGCTACTACCAGGGCAAGTGCTTCTTCACTTGTGAACCCTTCCTTGATGTGGGCATCATACAGAATCTTATTTGCATGTGCCAGTTCCTGTGCTTCCTTTTCAATGCTGTTATCCTTGTTGACAGTCTTCTTGATAACATGCACCTTTCCTTCTTTCTCTGCTGCTTCAATCAGCATCTTCAATAATTCATCCATTAGTTTTCACCCCTTCTTTTTCTAACTCTTGTTTTTGGTTTTTCAGGCTCTGCCTGCTGTTCCTGATTTTCCTGATTTTCTTCTGTTTCAGGTGGATTCATTGCAGGTGCTTCCTGCTGTTCTTCCACTGGTTCAGATGCCTGCTGTGGCTCACTCTGTGCCTTATCCTGGGCATTTTCTGCATCAGGTGTGGAATTGTTCACCTTTCTTCTTCCAGGCTTCTGTGTGGCTTCTGTGGACTTCTGTGAAGGTGTTCCTGCTGCCTGATTTGCCTGGTCATAGACATTCATCAGTGCATCCCATGAAAGGGGAATGGTTGTCTGACTGATTCCCTTTAATCTTCCACCGCCAAAGATGACTTCATTCTGCTTGAAATTCAGTGTTCTGCTGTCATCATCTTCAACCACAACCCTTGCAACAATATCAACCATACCTGCAATCTTGTTTGCAATAGCATCCTGAATGTTTGGTGCAATTCTTGTGATGTTCTGACCATTCTTCTTGGTGATGTCCTTGGAAATATCTTCATGAGATACAACCACAAGATTTTCATAATCAAGATTGAAAAATCTTCTCATTGTGGAAAGATATTCTGTCTTGATAATATCCCAACCCTTTCCAAAGCCTGAATCAGATTCATGCTGAATTCCAAGATTGTCATACATGTAAACCCTGCACATTTCCCTGGTATCTTCAAGAAGGTCAATGATGATGGTCTTGAACTCATTCTGCTTCTTTTCAAGTTCTGCAAGGGTGTCCTTGAATACTTCCCATGCAAACTTTCTGTTGGTCATTCTGCCATTGACAGTGACTTCATCCTTGATGCTGACATAAGGCATTGTGACAAACTGGATGTTTCCATCAGTGTTCAGGTTCAGCGGATTTGGTGCATCATCAAGCATGGTTGTCTTGCCACTGAATGCAGCACCATAAATCCAAATCTTTCTTTTCTTGGTTTCTGAAATGTTTCTTCTTTCACTACTTGGTAAATTCATATAATCAATTCCTTTCTGACAATAGTCCTTGTATTCACAAAAGTTGCATAACCAACTTGTGTTCTGTGGGAATTCCTGTGCTTCCAACATGTTCTTTGTTGAAAGAAGGAAGTTGATGACCTTTTCAGGGTCATATTCTATTTGAACCAGTTGTGGTTCTTTCTTATCCAGTTCTTCCTGCAATCTTTGCCTGAACTGGAATAGGTCTTCTTTCTTTGACTGTTTGATGTTGACCTTTGGAACAAACAGGAAATACAGATTCCTAATGATTTTTCCTGGATTGTTCTTTTCAAAAAAGTATTTATACAGATGAAGCTGTGGTGAATCTTTGTATTTGCTGACATTGTTTGAATACTTGAAATCATACAAGTCATATACATTTGGGATGACCTGATGTTCACCACCAAGTTTCTGTTCTGTTTTTGCAGGTGCAAGAAGGTCAATGAATCCAATGAAATCATCATCTTCAATCTTCACTTCATGTTCACCTGGTGGAATCATTGCTGCTGCCTTTGGAATCATCACTTCAAGTTTCATTGCTTCATTGACCTGTGCATCACTGATGACTGGATATGACATGAAGTATTCATGAATTGCTGTTTGAACATCCTTTTCCAGTCCAGTGTGAAGTGCTGTTCCAAGGAACAATGCATTGTCTGCATTATCAGGTGGAATTGTTTTGATTCCCTGGTTATATCTCAAATCATAACGATATGGACAGGATTCAAATGTTTCCACCTTGCTGTGTGAAACAATCAATTTGACCACCTTCCTTTCAATTTTTTATAATACTGACCACATGTGTATCCACTCTGAATCAGTTCAATCATGGTCTTGAAGGTTTCAAAATCATCAGGATAAAGAAGGATTGCAAAACCGCCTGCTTCATCAATCTTTTTCAGATTGTAAAGCTGCAATTCACTTGGTTTTCCATTCTTTGCCTTGACTTCAATTCCAAGGAACTTTCCATTGCAACATGCCAGGATGTCAGGGATGCCTGATTTGGTGTATGCTGCACCGCCCCAATATTTCAAGAACCAACATTCATGGTCTTTCAGGAATCCTTTGATTTTGTTTTCAAAGTTTTTTTCTGCTGCCACTCTTTCCTTTCACCGCCTTTCTTATGAAACTGATGCAAGGATATTCCCTGGAACTTTCAATGCACCATTTCCATTTTTCACAATCCTTGCAGGTCAGTTCATCAGTCCTTGACTGTGATTCTGACAGATGCTTTGACATTTGATGTCTTTGCATATTTTTCATAAACATCAGGCTTGTCCTTCTTCAATGCCTTGGAATCAATGGTTGTCTTGGTAGTTGGTGCAACATATGTGACTTTCAAGATGTCATTTTCAAATGACTTGATTCCAAACTGACCCATTGCAGCTTCAAGTGCTGCCCTGACTTCCTTTTCTTTGTCTTCCAGTTCCTTCTTCTGCTTGCTGATTGCTGAAATCTGCTGCATGATAGCAAGGGCATTTGAATCCTTGTTGAATTCCTGCAATGCAGTTTCTTCATCAAACTGTTCTTCACAACCTTGCTGTTCAAGTTCTTCCTTGTCATCAAAGTTGCTGCAAGCATGTCCACATGTTTCAAAGTCTTTACAATAATAACAGCAACAGTCCTTGTCACATGTGTTGTCATTCAGTGCCTGTTTACATTTTTTCATTACTGGTCACCATTCCTTTCTTCAATCTGTTTGTTGAATTCTGCCTGATATGTAAGAATGTCATCAACATAAGGTGTTGTGTATATGCCTTTATTCCAAAGGGTTTCAGCACCATCAGCACCCATGTTGTATGCCATTAACACCAGGTTTGGGTCTGTATATTCTTCAAACAATTTCCTTAAAACAAATACACCTGCTCTGATATTCTGTTCCTTGTCCAGGTAGTCAGTCACACCAATTGTGTCAGTCAACCATTTGTGATTGCATTTGTTAATCTGCATCAGTCCATAATCATCAGTTGCACTGATAACATCTGACCTGAAAGATGATTCCTTCTGCATCAATGCCATGACCAGTGTCCAGTCAATGTCATATCCCTTGCAAAGATAGAAGGTGAACTGCTGTGTTGCTTCATCCAGTTTGCAATTCAATGGGATGAAATCATATTCATCACCTGACCAGTCCATTGAAATTTCACTGGTGAAGACCCTTCCATCATATGCACCATAGTGGTTTACCTGCTGCATGATATATTCATTCTTTTCAGAAGTTGTTTGCTTGTTCTTTGTGCTGATTCCTGCAATCACTGAACCAATGATTGCACCTATCAGAAGAACCGCCAGGGTGAACAGAAGAAATCTTCTTTTCACAATCTTATATGACTGCTGCTTGCCCCTGATGACCTTCCTTCCATGTGTTGTGTTGTTTTCCATCTTATTTTTCCATCCTTTCATATTCATTGAATAATTCATCTGTAAAATCTTTTCGCATTTCTAAAGTCTGCAAAACTGCTTCTTCCACACTGCCCTTGCACATCAACATGTAATAGAAACAAGGCTGTTCCTGACCGATTCTGTGAATCCTTTTCTTTGACTGTTCATATAGTTCTGATTTGTCAGTCAGTGTGAAATATATGATTTTATTTGCTTTTTGAAGATTCAATCCCATTGCACCTGCTTGATACTGGATGAAGGTGATTGAATTGTCACATTGTTCATAATTCAAAAGCTGTTTCTGTTGACCATTCACAATTGACTGTGGTCTTCCAAGTTCTTCTGCAATCTGAACCATTGCAAGATATTCAGCAGTGAAATTGTAAAATACAATCAATCTGTCCTGGGTGCTTTCCACCAGTTCCCTGAATGCCTGCAATTTATATTCACTGTATTGACCACACAACTGTCTTGCATAAAGTCTTTTTGTCAGTGTGGTATCACCAACCAGTTCCTTACCATCAATGGTGATGATGCAGTCTTTCATGAATTTCCAGTATTCTTTGGATGCAGGAATAAACTGTTTGATGAAGGTCTGTTCAGGAAGGTCAAAGCATTCTTCTGTCTTCATGAAGACCGCCCCATGTTCACGCAACTTGGATTTCAGTCTGTCAACATTCTTGTATGGGTTTTCCTTATCCACAATTTTGTGAACAAAACCACCCATATCAATCTTTGTCCAGTTCACATATTGTCTGTTGTAAACATCTTCTGAAATCTTCCATCCAAGCAGATGAATCTGTGACCAAAGGTTTTCATATTTCCCTGCTGTTGGTGTTCCTGAAAGAAGAATCACATTGTCAGAATTCAGTTTCAGGATGAATTTTGACTGCTTTGCACCTTGATTCTGAATCAGTGATGATTCATCAAGCATCAGTGTGAAATCATGCAGATTCAAAAGTTCTGCTTGTCTTCTCCATGCCAGTTCATAATTGATGACACCAATTCTGATTCTGTATCTTGAATGAAGAAACATGTCCATTCCTGTGTTTGATGTCAAATCATAGCACCATGCACCTGATTCATCACATTTCATCTTATCAATGTAATATTTGAAGAAATGTTCCTTCCAGTCTGCAATCTTGGATTTCTGACACACAATCAAGATGTCTTTATTCAATGACATTGCTTTTTCAGCACCAACAAAGGTTTTTCCAAGACCCATGTCCAGGTAATATGCAACCCTGTTCAGGTCTTTGGTCTGTTCCAGTGCTTCCTGCTGATGTTTGAAAAGTTCCATGACATCACCGCCTATCCTTCAACAGTGATTCCTGTGATTTCCTTGAAGATGTCCTTGTCAAAGTTTGGAAGCTGCATCACAATGTCTTTCTGTCTATCTGAAAGACCATCCCACCACATCTGTCTTCCTGTTTCTTTTTCAATGTGCTTCAAGAATCCACCTGTCACTGAATATTCAGGATGCTGCTCTTTTTCTTCATCTGTCATGTCATCATCCCACACCCATGCAAGAACATTTGAAGGACAATCCATCAGAATATATCTTGCATCAGAATTCAACCAATCCTGATATGTCCAATCAGAAGGTTTGTTGAACAGGAAAATCTTTGGTGATTCTGTATTGAAACAACCATTTGAAAAGCAAGTCTTGTTCCAATCACCGCTGTTGCGATTACCGCTGTTGCAATCACCGCTGTTCCAATCACCGCTGTTGCGATTACCGCTGTTCCAATCACCGCTGTTGCGATTACCGCTGTTGCGATTACCGCTGTTGCGATTACCGCTGTTGCAAAGACCAGTGCAGGCTTTTCCAAGGTTCACCAGGTCAAGCACTTCCTGCCAGGTGATTTCCCTGATAATATGAATTTTGTTGGTGCTGCACTTGCTGTCATCATTGTTGGTGTCAATGTCACCAAGTGCTTCCACTTCTGCAACCTTGTTGTCAGGGTCAAATGAATAATACTTAAAACAATCTGCTGCTTTTGTGCAGAAATGAAATCCCCTGTCACAACATACTGGTGTGACATCTTCTGTGAATGTTTTTCCTACTTCAAACTGAAAACCTCTGCAAGTCCAGTCTGAATTGAATACTTTGAATCCTTTCATGTGTTTTTGTCCATCCTTTCATGTGTTTTTGGTTATGAAACTTTGATTCCTGTGACTTCTTCAAACTTCTGTTTTGTTATCACATATGTCCATTGACCTGACATCTTGACCGCCATGCCAAACTTCAATGTTCCTTGCTGCAATCCGATTCTGATAAACTGTTCAGATGCATTCAGCAGATATGCAGCTTCTGCAACTGAAAGTCTGTTTTCAGGTCTATTTGACCAGTCTGTCATCACTTCACCGCCTTTCTTGTATCTTGCCAAGATACATCAATCGCAAAAAAATATGTCATCAATTTCTTCACTTTTCAGACCATATCTGATTTTGATTGCTCTGATTTCAGACATGGTGAATTCTGCACCACCTGTGGAATTGATTTTTGCATTCATTCGCTGAACAGAAAGACCAATTGCTTCTGCCAGGCTTTCCTGTGTGTCACCATGTAACTTCATCACACTGACAAACTTATTTTTATTCATCACTTCACCGCCTTTCTATGCTGCAAGTTTGCATCTTGTCAATTCAGTCTGCTTACAATCTCTGAATTCATTATGTGCTTTAATTGTTCCAGTGATTTTTCCTGCATGTTCAAAATCAGGACAAGAACTTGTCTTCCAAGTGAACACATTTCCTGATTCATCAATAATCTTCCACAATGTTGTATATCCCCATTCTGTTTCCCATGATGTCAAGGCAACTGCATTTGCAATCTTAAAAGATATTCTTTGACCAATTTCACCAACATGTTTTGAAACAGAATCAGCAACTTTCTTTTCTTCCTGCTTTTTCTGATATGCAAGTTCTCTGTTCCATGTTGGAAATAATGATGCTGCAATTCCAAGGCTTCCACTTGGACAACATTCAAGGGAACAAACCACCTTCAAATTATGCATATAATTGTTTGATTCTTCCTGATTTGAAATCCATTCCAAAGCATCATTTACCTGATGAAGAACATGTTCAGAATCAACTTCAAAATGATTGTCAGCCATTTCTTCCTTGTACTGTTTAATCAGTTTTTCAGGAATCCATCTTGTAAATCCATGATTTACACACCAATAATCAAATGCTCTGTCACATGTTGATTTCCCATAACCATCCCTTTTCACATATCCAAAGCATCTGATGCACTCTGATACATAGCAAAGGAATTCTTTCAAATCATAATGTGGTTCAATCCAACATCCCTGCCAAGGTTCTTCACCCTTCACAAGTTCATCAAAGAAACTGTAATACTGTGCAATCATTGATGCATCCATTCCCTGGGTGAAATCTTTCAAGCAAGATTTTCCAACCTGTTTGAATTCACCAGTGACTTGATTCATAACAATGTATGTGTCTTTCCTTGCTCTTTTGCTGTTGCAATGTTCACATATAGGTTCTGATGTATAATATCTTTCAGGAACTTCAATGGAACATCCAGTTGAATTGATGATATTTCCCTTTTCAGTATGCTGAACACTTGCAACGAACACCCAATCATTCAGAACTGCTTTTCCTTCTGCTTCAATAAGAATGAACTTTGCTTTGTATTCAACACCCCTTTCATCTTTCAAGGTCTTGAATTCTTCACCAACTTTTTCATAAGTGAAGGAACACCCAAATCTTTTGCACTTGTTCTGAATCCTGGTCAATTTCTTTTCCAGTTTTTCCATGTTAGCTTCAAGAATTGAATATGCCATTGAAACACTTCCTTTCTGTTTCAAATAGAAGATTGAAGTGCTGTGTCCTCTCCCTTGTTGATTCTTCCCCTTAACAACTTCTTGGTTTAAGTTTGAAGTGATGTTTGGTTCATCCTGCCTGCTTTCTTCAAATAGTGCAGAACACTTTGCTTCATTGACTTATTGTTCCTGGTTTCTTCAACTGTTTTGTCAGGTCTTGTTTATTCTGCATTCACTCTGTCTGCCATTCAGCAGCCTGACCACCATGTCACTTGTGAACCGCCCCATCACTGCACCTGAACTTTCCTGGTTGCTTCAATCTTCTGTTGTTGTATCTCTTTAAGATACAAACCAAGTATAATGTGTATCTTGTCAGTTGTCAATACCTTTTTTCAAATTTTTAAGATATTTTTTCAAGAAAAATTGAAAAAATAACGCAAATATGCTATTATCAAGATACAAATAAATATAAGAAAGGATGTGACCATTATGACAATGGGTCAATACATAAAGCATTTAAGGGAAAATGCAGGTCTTTCACAAGAAGAACTTGGAAAATCCCTGAATCCACCTGTCAACAGGGCAGCAGTCCAAAAGTGGGAAACAGACAAGGTTGAAAACATCAAACGAACCCACATTCAACAGCTTGCAAGAAAGTTTGGTGTTTCCCCTTGTGAATTGATGTGCTTTGATGACCGCTTTGATTCTGCCAAAGCAGCAGAAGAAACAAAGACCTTGGAACTGGTTCAGAAGAATTTTGGAAAGGAAGCAGTGAAAGTCTTGCAGATGTTCTGTAAAATGAACCAGTCAGGACAACAGAAAGTCCTGGAAGATATGTCTGATATGACTGAACTTCCAAAATACATTCAAAAAGATTCTTCTATGTTGAAAAACGCATAGACAATGTTTTATATGTTAATTTCAATAAAAGTTCCACATAGGTTCAAGATGATTCAAGATGTTTTCAGGACATCTTGAACCGCTCAAATCCTTGATATTACAAGGGTTTTTCGATTGTCAGGTCAAGATGTTCAAGATGTGGTGAACTTATTTATAATCAAAGAATAGAAAATCATTAAAATTAAATGATTCCATAAAAATTAATTATAATATATAAAAGACCCCACATCTTGAACTTTCAGAAGGTCAGAACTGTCAAAAGTCCAGTAAAATCAAGGGTTTTGACAGGTTCAAGATGAAAGGAAGGTGTTCAAGATGTTTGGAAAGAAAAAGCAACCTGGAATTCAGGTCATGCATTACGAAGGGATTGAAGGTTTTGCCACTGATTATCCATGCAGACTGGAACTGGATGCAGAAATGCTGACCATTACCAGGATAAAGCCTGAAACCACTGTCACACTACCAGTGAACAGAATTCAGTCAATCAGTGCTTTGGAAGAATCACAATTCATGCAGAAGTATCATGGAAATGCAGCATCCACTGGAAGGAATGGAATCAAAAAATATTTCTTGGTCATTGTGTATGACAAAGGGATGCTTGCATTTTGGGGAACTGCAAAAGAATATGGTCAGTTTATCAAGATGCAGTTTGGTCAGACTGCTGCACCAAGTCATATTTCACTGTAAAATAAAAAATTCCCCTGACTGCTACCAACAGCCAGGGGAAAAGGATGGAAACCAAATCAGATGGATGAAATGGTCACCAAAAACACCAATATAATTATACCATTTCACCCTTCAAAAAGAAAGGATGATGGTCATGAAATTACCAAATTCATATGGTTCAGTTTACAAGCTGTCAGGAAAAAGAAGAAATCCATGGGCAGCCAGGAAGACTGTTGGATGGAAACAGATTCCTGAAAAGAAAAAGTCATATCCCATTTATCAGTTTGTGGGATATTATTCAACCAGGGCAGAAGCACTTCAAGCACTTGCAGCATTCAATGAAGACCCTTATGACCTGCACCTGGACACAATCACATTTGCAGAAGTTTATGAAAAGTGGTCTGAAATCCACTATGCAACAATTAAAAATTCCAATGGTTACAAGGCAGCATTCAAGACCTGTGAACCTATCAAGGACATGAAGTTTGTGGAAATCAAACTTGACCACCTGCAACAGGTTGTTGATGCATCAGGGAAGAACACACCAACATTGAAAACCCTGAAAAATCTGTGGTCACTTATGTATGACTATGCTGTCATTCATGAAATTGTTCCACCTGATAAAAGGGATATAGTCAAATATGTGGACATCAGCAAGCCAGGAAACCCAAATTCATTTGACAGAAAACCATTCAGCAAGAAGGAAATCAAAACTTTATGGGATGCACAAGAATCCAATCAATATCTGTCTATTGTGCTGATGCTCATTTATACTGGTGTCAGAATCGGTGAATTGCTTGACCTTGAAAAGAAAGACATCCACCTGGATGAAAGATGGTTCTATGTGAAGGAATCAAAAACAGATGCAGGAATCAGGGAAGTTCCAATTGCAGAAAAGATTGTTCCATTCTTTGAATACTGGATGCAGAAAGAATGTGACCACCTGATTTGCACACCTGATGAAGAACCTTTTCTGTATAGAAATTATTATGATTCATACTGGACACCATTGATGCAGCAGATGAACATGAAGCACCGCCCACATGACACAAGACACACCTGTGTGTCATTACTGACAGAAGCAAAGGTTGATGAAAGAATCATCAAGAAGATAGTTGGTCACAAAGGACAGGGTGTCACCCAAATTGTTTATACTCATGTTGACCTTCCATATAAACTGGAAGCAATCAACTTGATATGAAAGAAGGTGACCTGAATGGATAGAACAGCATACAAAAACCAGTTCAATGCAGACCACTATGAAAGAATCAATTTTTCAGTTCCAAAGGGCATGAAGGACATCATCAAGACCCTTGCAGCAGACAAAGGAATGTCCATGAACAAATATTTCTTGTTCCTGGTGAATAAAGACCAGGAAGGTCTGTTTGATAATATGCAGCTTGCAGAAAAGTCCAGGGAAAAGATTCTGACCATCAAGGGGAACACGCATGATGGATATGATGTCATCTTCAAGGATGGAAGAACTGTTCATTGCAGGACAAAACTTGAAATCAGAAAATGTCTTGCACAAGACAACAAAAGTCTTGCACAAGACACCTGATTTAGTGTTACTAATTTGTTTCTAACTTGTTACTAACAGACAAAAATTCATAAAAACGGATAAAAAGAAAAATCCCACAAATCCAAGGAAAACCTTGAATCTGTGGGATTGATTTTTGTTCTTGAATTATCTTTTGTACATATCTAAGAAAGCATCCTTTAAGGCATAATCATATTGTCCCTTATAACGAAAAAGCAGGGTACGGAAGAAGTCATTGTAAGCATATAATATGCGTAGCGGATAACCTTGAAAGTTTGTCTTAATATCAATTCTCTTAAATAAAGATAAACAGGAGGAACAGATACAGTGATGCGTAAATAATTGATGAAAAGAAGATGTTTTAGATATAGAGGATAAACAGA